GTCAGCCACTCCCAAAATTGGCATTTGTACTGATTGGATTACCCGTTGAGCGGTTTGGCGAGCTTGCCGGGGTTATGGAAAAGTATTCTGGCGACGACCACGCTGTCGTTGAAACCAGCCTCGGTGGAGGTGAAAGGGATGGCAATTGATAATTCCTCATTAACCACGAAGCTGGCAATCCGGAAGTATATGTTAGACAAGTGGAGTCAAGAGCCTATCCGTGTTCTTGACTGCTGCGCTGGGAAGCGGGAGATATGGACCGCCCTGCAAAAAGATTATGATGTCAAGGAGTATCTAGCCGCAGATGTTAAGGCCACTCGCGGCAATCTTCGCGTTGACAGCCGTCGGCTGGTTGCTGACAAGGACGTTTGCTCTCGGTTTGACGTGATAGACGTTGACACGTATGGATCTCCGTGGACTCATTGGGAAAGCATCATCAAAAACTGCGGGCAAGACGTTACTGTGTTTCTGACCATGGGGCGCAGTGGGGGCCAGAAGGCAGTAGACGGAGCTGCCCTGGAAATGCTAGGGCTGAATGGCCTTGATGTACCAAATGGCATTAGGTGGAGGTTGGCTGATCTGTGCGTAAGTTATTGTTTGACAAAGTGTTACGATTACGGTATAATACTAAAAGAAGCCGTAGAGACAAGATCACCGGGTAGCGGTGGCGCAAACTACTACGGCATACGCTTGAGGAGGCGGAAAAATGGGAGTAATCTACCAACCAAAGGGAGCGGCCCTTGAGTATGGAGACTGGGCATGCAATCTGTTCCGTGGGTGTTCGCACGGTTGCAAATACTGCTATGCGCCGAGTGTTCTTAGGCTAAAGCGTGACGCTTTTTTGATGTCGGAGCCGAGGGCAAACATACTAGATAACCTCCAGAAGGAGTTGGGCAAGGGCGTTGGTGGCGACGCTCCAGTCTTCTTTTGCTTCACGTCTGACCCATATCAACCAAGGGAGGAGCAAGATCGAATCACGAGAAGGGCGCTTGACATGGTAACTGCTGGGAACATGGTCACGCCTGGGCGTGGAGTGATAGTCCTCACCAAAAACGGGAACTTGGCCGCTCGCGATTTTGATTTGATTTCCAGAAACCCAGAAAGCGCATTTGGCGTTTCGTTGTGCTGGATGGACGATGGCAAGCGGGAAGAATGGGAACCATTTGCCGGGTCGGTAGCGGATCGGATTAAATCGCTGGAATTGGCCAGATCAATGGGAATCAAAACGTGGGTCAGTGTAGAGCCTGTAATCGATGCCAGTGAGGGGCTGTCTGTAGTTACAGCCCTATGTGGGAAGGTAGACACAATCAAAATAGGAAAGCTAAACCACAACCGCGCAATTGAGGATATAACAGATTGGCCAGACTTCCGGGAAAAATGTGTCAGCCTTTGCAAATCTTTCGGGCAGGCGTACTATATCAAGCACGATTTGCGGGTTGCGGAGAGCAAGGCAACCCTTGAATCAGGATAGCGTGACCCCAGACCAAAGCGCCAAAATCAAAGCAACGGTTGTGGCACTGGCCCCATTTGCAGAGGCTAGACGCCTTGGCTATATCCCGCAAGAGCCAACACGCAAGCAGCTAGAGTTTTTGGCGCTGAATGGAATCGAGGCGTTCTATGGCGGAGCGGCCGGCGGAGGCAAATCGAGCGCCCTGCTCATGGCTGCCCTGATGTACGTCCATGTGCCGGGTTACTCCGCTCTGTTGCTCAGGAGAACATACCCGGACCTGAACCAAGCGGGCGCCCTAATCCCACGGTCTCAAGAGTGGCTTGGCCCCACGAATGCGAGATGGAACGGGTCTGACAAGCGCTGGACGTTCCCCAGCGGCGCCACTTTAGCCTTTGGGCACATGGCAAACGCCAACGATATGTACAACTATCAGGGGTCAGAGCTTCAATTCGTGGGGTTTGACGAGCTAACCCAGTTCCCTGAGGCATGTTACAGGTACTTATTCTCACGAACCAGGCGACTTGAGGGCGTAAATGTACCCATCCGGATACGATCCGCCAGCAACCCGGGCGGCATTGGACATAAGTGGGTAAGGGCGGCTATGGTTGACAATCAGGATACGCCATTTGTGGTGGCCAAGATCGCAGATAACCCGTACCTTGACCAGGCCGAATACCTCGAATCGCTCAGTAGGCTTGACCATATCACCCGGGCCCAGCTTCAAGACGGGGATTGGAGCGTCCACGGTACGGGGGGCATGTTCAACCGCACATGGTTTGAGATTGTCGAGGACATACCCCGCGAAGCCAAGGTTGTCAGGTATTGGGACTTGGCCGCAACGCCAGAGAAAAACGGGAATGACCCCGACTGGACCGCTGGCGCTTTGGTTGGATTGCTCGACGGGGTATGGTACATTGCCGACATGCGCCACGTTAGAGAAACCCCGCTCGGCGTAGAAAAATTAGTAAAAGCTACCGCCACTCTTGACACGAGAGCCGTTAGCGTGTATATTGAACAGGAGCCTGGTAGTGCGGGCGCACATGCAATTGATCTTTACAGGCGCCGCATACTGCCAGGCTACGCGGTAAAAAGCGATAGACCAACAGGCCCGAAGGACGTTAGGGCCAAACCAGTTAGCGCGGCCGCCGAGGCTGGAAACGTCAAGCTGATTCGCGGCCCGTGGATACCGGACTTCTTAGACGAGGCGGAGAGTTTTGGATTACCGGGGATGCACGACGATCAAATTGACGCGGTTTCTGGCGCGTTCAAATCCCTATCCGAGCCGCCCAAAAAGTGTTTTGTTGTCACGTAGTTTCTTTGGATGACAATTTATGTTTGATCGCCTCTGGGGCCTGATTACAGGCCGGGAGGGGCGAGAAGCCGCAATCAAGGACGCAACAAATAACGCAGTACAAGCCGCCCTGGGCAGGGTGGTTCAAAGCATTGACGCTGGCCAACTGAATATATTCGGCGCTGGCCACAGCTACAAGACCATTCCCGCTGGCAAGGTCGCGTCATACTTCAACCGATGGCCCTATGCCGCATCCACAGCTATCGCCGACGCGGTAAGCGCCCTTGACTTTAGCGTACAAACTAAGTCGGGCGACGTGTGGGCAGATGCCCCAGACCATCCACTAGCGACTGTCCTTGCCAGACCAAACCCCCATATGTCAACCCGCATGATGCTCCGGTACCTTGCCCTTGATTGGTATTTCTTGGGCGAGCATTACTGGCATGTGCGATTCAACGGAATGCAGGAACCCGCTGAACTCTGGCCGTTGTTCGGCTCGGTAGAACCTATACCAGACCCGGAGCTATTTATCCGAGGTTACAAACAGGTATCGCAGACCGAGCGCGGCCAGAAGATTACCTATTACGAGCCCGACGAAGTTGTCCGCTTTGTCATGCCCACGTTTCACGACGCTATCAATGGGGCGTCTGACCTTGAAGCCGCCGCCTCGTCTGTCCAGGTTGACGATAAGATTGTTGAAGCCCAGTGGCGAGCGTTCCGGCAAGGCATCTTTTCCAGTGGCGTGTTATCCATGGGCGAGGAAGACCCCCAGCTTCGCAAGGAATTGTTGGGTGAGTTCAACTCAGCGCACCGTGGCGCCCGCGAAGCAGGCAACGCCATTGGCATTGGTACTGACATGAGTTGGACCCCGACAAGCAAGACGCCGCGCGAGATGGACTTTTCAGCTTCGGCCACGCACGTTAGGGACGAGATAACAGGCGTGTCCCGTGTACCCGATATCGCTATGGGCATTACCCGCGATGTCCAGAACAGGGCAACCGCCGAAGCGTCCGAGTATGTCTTTGCCAAGTGGAACATCCTACCCAAAGCAAAGATGATCGAGGACCAGTTACGCAATGACATGGCCCGGAGATACTACGGTGATGATGTCCGCGTTGTAGTGGCGTCACCCGTTCCTGCTGATGCTGAATCACAACGCGCAGATGACAAGCTGGCCCTTGAGCAACGTATCCAAAGCGTCAACGAGATTAGGGCACAGCGCGGCCTTGATGATGTGCCTTGGGGCGACGAGCCGCTTGTCCAGGCTAACCTTATCCCGATATCAGACGCGGGTAAAGCCGCCGCTGGCGCTGGCAGTCAAGCACTCGCCATAAACCAGGAAGTAACCCCAAGCGGCTATAGCGCAGCCGAGCGCCGCGAGATCATGGCGAAGTACGAAAGCGCCCAGGTGCCGTTCTTGAAACAGTACACAAAGACTTGGGTGCGCATCTTTAGGTCCATTGAAGAACAGTTCATGCCGGAGTTTGACAAGAGCCAGGACCGCCAGGACATGCCCGATGGCATTGTCACACAGGACGCCGATGACGCGGTAGTGAGTGTCCTAAATGAGAACACGCTTGCAAACCACATGGCCCGCGAAACCAAAGGCGACAACGTGCGTGGCTTGGTTATCGGTGGTCAGACTGATGGCGAGATTGCCGGGATACCAGGGCGCGGATCGTGGAGTTCAAAGTCGAGTGAACTTATGGCCGCAGCCGCCGAGTTCGGCCCCGCACACTATGCCGGAATAGCCAGCACAACGCGCAAGCAGGTTGAGGAAGTCATAGCCAGGGCAATCGCCAAGCGTAAGACGTGGGGCGAAATGCGGGACATGGTAGAGGATTCATTCTCAAATATGACCGCTGGCCGGGCTGGAAACATTGCCACAACCGAGACCACAAAGCTATTCAACGCGGGCGCCCAGGCGTTCCGCAGCGAGTTTGATGTACCGTTCAAACAATGGATCGCGTCATACGTCAACACGCGCCCAACACACGCCGCCGCTGATGGCCAGGTCAGACGCAATGGCGACCCATACCGCGTTGGCCAAGACAGTATGCAATATCCAGGCGGCGGGATGCTGGCCGAAGAGAACTGCAATTGCAACTGCTATTCTGTTGGCGTACCGACAAAGGCAGGAACCTAACGGAGAATTGTAACATGGAAACTAACGAACTTGTAAAACTTGAGTCAACCTTTGAGCTTGCCGCCCCGCCAACGGAAGATGCAAACGGCGATGTTACGTTCTGGGCGATTGGTTTGGACAAGAGCAAGACTCCAAACAGGCGCGGCTTGGTGTTTGATTGGAAGTCGCCAGCGGATATTGACATCACGGCCTTCCTCAAGAATCCCGTCATGCCATATGCGCACGACAGCGGTTCGGTTCCCATTGGCCGTTGGGAAAAGGTGCAAGTCACAAAGAGCCAGGTCAAACTGTTTGGCAGAATCCCAGGTGGCGACGATTACCCCGACCTGGCGCCCATTCGCGCCCGTGTTCGGGATGGATACCTCAAGGCAGTGTCAATAGGCTTCTACATCCGCGAGGCCGAAGAGGTCGCTATCAAGGGCGCTGATTATGCCCTGAAGGTGTTGGCGCTTGAACTTCTCGAATGCTCAGTTTGCACCATTGGCGCACATGCCGGGGCTGTGATTCAGTCTGACGCGATAGGCAATGGCGACCCCAAGCGGTTTGATGCCCCCGAAGATATCAAGTGGAATACTCAGACCTTTGCCGACGTCAAGCAGGGCGGCACAAAGGAGATGGTCTATTCGCTTGACGGTATTGCGCTTGACCCGGAGACGCCCGCAACTGTTGCCAAAAGCGCAACGGTTCAAGTGGACACGCCAGAAGAACCAGCCCCAGACACACAGGCCGCCGCAATTGATAGCCTCAAGGACTCCATATCAGCCCTTACGGATACTGTCAAGGCGCTGTCAGATAAGATTGATGCAGAACCAGAGCCCGAAGCGCAAGCAGTGATTGAACCCGACGGCCAAACGCCCGACCCGGAAGATACCGAGCCCGCGAAGCCAGACGGTGAACTTGCTGCGCCCCCGGTAGTTCCTACGGAGGCAGAGCTAAAGGCCACGGCTGAAAAGGTGTATCAGGACTGGGCCATACAAAACCCGGACCGGATCGCCGAGTTTGACGCACTCGCAAAGCGTCTAGCACAAGCGCGAGTTGATTCACAAATCGAAGCAAACCTCAGACGAAGAAAGAGCAGGTAATCATGGAAAAGACCAAAGAAGAATTGGCCTTGGAGAAGGAAGCCGAGGCGAATACCGCCGCGTTGATCGCAAACCCCAAGACCGCAGAGTTCTTGGCGCAGTTTGCATCAGCCGAACTTATGACCCGTCTTGATGCACACGCCGCGACCATCGTCGCCAACGCCCGCGAGGCGCTTGACACGCAGGAAGCCGCAGCCGCATCACTCGCCGGGTCCGCCGACACTGGCAAGCGCGAACTGACGCACCCGGAACTGAATGAGTACCTCAGATGTTCGTTCTTGGCCCAGAACAAGCGGCCCTATAAGATTAGGGACGACTTCGCCAAAGAAGGCGTTGTAGAGCAGACCTTGACCGAAACCGTGGGGTCCGCCGGTGGCGTTGCTGTGCCTGACGCCTTTGACGCCATGGTCACCAAGCGCAACGTGGAACCCAGCGTTATCTGGCCCATGTTGACCGTCCGCCCGACATCTTCTGACGCTGTGAAGAGTTGGGAAGTCTTGACTTATGTCACCGCCAACACCGGAACAGATGCTAAGTCACAGTCCGCAACAAGCTCAGACGAGGTGGCCGTCACGGAGCCGACGTTTGGCGAAATCAGTTGGTCACTCCATCCCCAAGACGCGAGAGTTCCGATCCACCTCAACCTGCTTGACGACGCCGAGACTGACGTTGTTCAGCTTTGCGTTGACCTGGTTGCGGAATCATTCCTGCACAACCGCGAAACCTACCCGCTGACTGGTAACGGCGCCACCCGACCCTTGGGTTTGCTGAATGCCGCCACGGGTCTGACAAGTTCCGCCGTAACCTCAATCACTACAGCCAACGTGATTGACTTTGTGGCCACGTTGCCGCAGAGATGGCGTGCTGGTTATCAGCCCGCGTTGGTGTCTGGTAGCGAGTTGCACTTCAAGATTGGCTTGGCGTTCGCCAAGGATATCAGGTCCGCCCAATACTTGATGAACATGATGCCCGTATTCAAAGAAGCCGGGAACATGCCCGTTGGTAAACTTTTGATTGGCGACTTCTCAAAGTACATCGTCTATCAAAACCGTTTGATGCGTATGGTTCAGGGTGTTGCCCCCGAGCGTTGGTGCCTGGAGCTTGTCTTCCAGGAACGCTGGGACGGCCAGGCCCCGCTGACTGATGCTTTCCGCATCGGCCTCGTGACCACGTACTAAGCTGTTTTCATGGGGGGCGTCCTCGTGGCGCTCCCCTCAAGGAGTTGAGATGCCCTTTGTAAGATTCGTCAAGCGTGAAACCGTGAGGCATACCCCATACGGAGTCGGGACTATTGTTGACATAGACGAGTCAATGGTTAAGCAGCTTGAGTTGCTTGGTTATCAGCGCAACGACCCGATCATTGAGCGGGTAGAGAAGCCAGCCGTAAACAACATGATTCCCGATATGTTGGGCGGACAAACAGTATTGATTAGGAACTAGCTGATGGTTCGGATATACCCAGTCATAGCCAGCCGTGGACGACAGAACGAGTTAGATAAACAACTCCGACTGCTTACCCCACAATTGGCAGACGACGAACTAATCACCGTTGTAATTGACGGTGACAATGCCGGGTATGCCCTTGGCCAACCCAAGCGCGTAAAGTTTGTTGAGTTGCGCGAGTCCGTGGGCGTGGATTCAGCGCGGCGCATTGGGAATAGCCTCGTGCCGGAAGACGGGATTGTACTTGAAATAGACGACCACGATTATGCGGAACAGACCTTGCTGGCAGAGGTTCGCGCCGCCTTTGAGGATGAGTCAACCAACGTCGTCTATTGCGATATCACATTGACTGACCCGGAGAACATCGTCAACCGCCCCAAGCATAAGACACCCGGGCCATCAATGGAGCGTGGCCATCAGGGTTACGGCATGCGAGCGTATCGCAAGTGGCTTTATGAGGCCGTGGGCGGATACCCGGACGAGTTCTACCCCGCGAATGATATGGCCCTGATGTGCAAGATCGAGCAGCTTTGTGGCCACAGTGGAATCGTCTTGATACAGAAGCCGCTTGTCAAGGTCACGGTTGATGGGCAGGGCATCAGCGTCAAGAACAAGGACGCCCAAGAGAAGGCCGCCAGCCGCGTGTTGGACATCGCTTGTAATGCTGGCTTTGACTTGCCCTGGGAGTTGCGGCAAAAGGATAGCGCATCGAGCAAGCCGCGAACCATCGAGCCCGTTAGTGCGATTGCGGCGCCCACTGTTGCAAATGCCAAGGCCCCCAGGAAGCCCCACGTCCTGCTTGTGACTGAAATAGTAGGCCATGGCAGGGGTGGTGGCGAGATGTCAATGTTGGGGTACCTCAGAGGAGCAGCCAAGCGCGGGTATCGTGTTAGCGCCCTGTACGCCAAGGACGCCGGGGATAAACCGCTTGCGGAGGACTGGCTTGAGCTTCACAAACTTGACACCGCCAGCCTCAGGGACAAGCGCGTATCTGCAAACGCGGAAGTCAATTCCGCAATTTGCGCCATCAACCCCGATATCATTGTGACAGAGGTCCGCACGTCCGCCAACATCGCCACGCTATGCGAAGCGCTGAATATCCCACTGATTACGATGGTCCAGTTCTGGCACAATATTATCAAGACCGATAGCGGCGGCTGGGATGCTCTTCATAAGCGCCCGATAGCCAAAGAAGCCCAAGACACATGGGGCGTTGCGCGACTCAGTAAAAGCGCGGCCCTGCTGGCCAATAGCGACTTTACCGCAAGCGTCATTGAGGATGTGTTCGGGCGCAAGGCAGCCGCTGTTGTCTATCCGCCCATTGATGCCGCAAGCGTGAAGGTGGACAAGCGCGAGGCTAGGTATGTTGTGTGTCCAAGTGTCCAAGCTGGCAAGGGTAGCATGATATTCTTGTCACTGGCCGAGCGACACCCCGAGATAGACTTTCTGTTGCTGGCTGGCGACAACAAGCATTCCCGGGAATCGGATGTCATTGATAGGGCTGGATCGCTGGCAAATGTTACCGTCAATAACGAGTGGGTTTCCGACATGCGAACCGTCTACGCTGAGACGGCTTGTTTGTTCATTGGAACACAGACTTGCGAATCATTCAGTCGCGCATCAGCAGAAGCCAGGGCCAACGGTATCCCGCTACTGGTCTCTGACGCCGGGAACCTTGTCAACATGGCAGCAGACGGCGCGGGCGTTGTGGTACCCAGGAACGCGCCGATAGAAGCGTGGGATGCAGGGCTTGTCAAGGCGCTTGCTTTGACCCCAGAGGCTACCAGTGCGTTTTGTGTGGACCATTCGGGTAGATTTGCCAAGGCCCTTGACAATAACCGCAACCTAAGCGATGTGGTGTTTATCAAGCCCGACGCGCCCGGCGTATCTGAGGGAGTTGCGCAGTTCGGCCAGACTTGCGGGACATCTGAAATTGAGTGGCTTCCGAATGCCGCAGACGTGGTGCAATACTCGCTTACCATTCTGCCCGGCCACTATAGCGCGAACTTCTCCGAGCGAGTCAATAACAAGTTGGCTTATTGGTGGTGTTCACATACTGCGCAGATGGATACGAGCCGCCACGAGATGGACAACCTACTCATGGCGCTTGGCGATGTAGTTCAACATGGCAACCGCTTCATGTGCCTAACCTCGAAACCGGACGCGGACGCTTGGGCCAAGGCGCTAGGCACTGACCGGATCAAGTGGCTTCCCAATGTAATGACCATTCCCAAGGCGCCCAAGAAAGCCAAATACAAAGAATGCGGCGTCTTTATCCCCGGCCCGTTCGGAGTTCGCAAGAATATCTATACCGCAATGCTGGCCTGCTCGATGGCCAAGGCAGAGGCGCACGTCACATCAATAAACATAGCCAAGTGTCCGAACCTAGAGACCATGGCGAAGCGGCTTGGCGTTCGGCTGCATGTCCACGACTGCCCCACGGTTGCGGATGTAAGAGCAGTCGCCAGCCGTTGCCACGCGGGGATTATGGTTTCAACCGCTGAGACGTATTGCTTCGCGGCGGCTGAGATTGTCGCGTCCGGTACGCCATGCGTTTATTGGGATGGCATACCGATTCTGCGCGGCGGGCCTAAAGAGTTATGCGTTATCAACCCAACCGACATAGACGATATCGTGCCGTCACTCTCAGCGGCTATAGTGGGCGGTAGCTTGGCCAAACAACAGCTTGCACAGATGCGAACCCTTACCGACAAATGGAACGCAGCAGCCCGGGCAACCCTGGAGGATATTCTTGATGCGTGACACGCTTGACATTGTAATGCCAGCGGTGCGGCGCCCGGAGATATTAGACAAGGCGCTCGAATCCTGGAAGCCATTTTTCGCGGGCTACGATTGCCGCCTGATAGTCAACCTTGACGCGCTGATAAGCCCTGAATGGCTGGCGAAGCGCAATTACATGGTGGTCGCAAGTGACCGAGATTGGGAGGGAAGCGATGAGTGACTTTGACGTAAAGGATGTGTGCTATCCGAAGATTGGGAGCCTGATAACTGAGGCAGACGCCTTGCTTCTGCAGAAGTGTTGCGGGATTGCGGACGCCAAGACCATCCTTGAGATTGGAACCAAGCGCGGGGGAAGCGCCATTGTCTTGGCCAAAGAAGTTGAGAAGCGCAAGGGTCGCTTGTACTGCATGGACCCGAACTTCAACGCGAACCTTGCGGGGAACCTGGAAGACTTTGAGGTAGACCATCTGATAGAACTTATCTGCGGTTACTCGCCATGGGCTGGCCGTGGGATAGTGCCAGATGAACTTGACATGCTATGGATCGACGGCGACCACAGCATCCTTGGCGCGTTGGCGGACTTCATCTATTGGGAACCGCGTGTGCGCGTTGGTGGCGTTGTGGCGTTCCATGATTACTCTAGGCGCGGAGTTGTACCCAAGACAGCCAGCGTAGAGACCGCCGTTGACTTGATCCTACATGAGCGCAAAGACCTTGAAGAGATTGGCTTTGTTGGCAAGCCCGATGGCGGCACGATTGCATTCCAAAAGACCGCGCTACCCGAACTGGATGACAGCAATGTCTAATCACCTTGACATAGACCTATACGGGCAGCCAGTCAAGATTGTTGACGAATACATCAATGAGTACGTTTACCGCGTCAGAACTTGGCGAACCGTTGACCGCAACCGATGTCATGATGTTAGCAAAAGCCAAGAAAGATAAGGGAGACTTCAAGTTGATATTTTGTCATGAGGAATGGCCGAATGGCTGACGCGTCTGGATATATCAAGCCGTATCTGCAAACGCGCCCCGATGTCACAGAAGGCATCCCGGAGCGTGTCGAGGCAGATCCCGAATGTGCCAAGGCGAAGCGTGAAGTTATCGCGCTTCTGCCAGACGACATTGACGGCTATATCCTCAGCATTGGCCCGGCTGCCGGATGGGAACTTGACGAGCTTCGCAAGCGTTGCGAGAAGTCAACTAACATTCTTGGCGTGACCCCATTTGAGGAAGAGGCCGAACTTTGCCGAGCGCTTGGCCATACTTGCGTGATAGGCGATATGCACAAGCTGGCTTGCTTATGGTCTGGAATGTTTAGCCTGGTGTTTGCGTCACACGTTCTTGAGCATAGCCCGGCGCCATACGTAGCCCTGCGCGAGTTCTATCGAATGCTGCGCCCCGGTGGTTATGTCCAAATCGTAACGCCGGAGCCGTATGGAGTGATTCACCTTGGCGACATTGAACGAGCAAAGCGCCACGTTGATATCCCGGAGCATATCTTTTTGCCCTCGGCGGAGACGCTTATTGTGATGTTACGAAAGGCCGGCTTCAACTTTTTGCGATATAGCGAAGTCGCGCAGACATGCCAGGGCAAGCTGAACTATTGGCATAGGGTATGGTTGGCTCAAAAGCCATCGGAGGTCACATGAATACCAGAGTTTTAATTCTCGGCGGTAGGCGATGGGACCAGGCGATTATCACCATCGGGCGCGGCTTCCTGAAGATAGGTTGCGCGGTTCGGTATCTGCCCACACGTCGCCCCGGTACGCACTCAGAGCCGCTTGAAAACGTCCATGATGTTATAGGGCAGATTGTCAAGGAGTTTGAGCCTGATATTCTGTTCTGGGTTATGTGCAAAGAAGATTGCCCCGTTGGGCTTATGGATCACCTCAAGCAGCTACGCCCCGAGATGGCTACTGTGTTCCATAGCTTCGACGATCCCCACATGGTAGACAATAATCCCCCAGAGTGCATCCCGGGCTTTGACTTTGCCGTGACTTGTTGCGCTGGCTCTATTCCATGGTACGCGGATCGCGGCGTCAAGGCCATCAGGTTCTGGCCCCCGCCAGGCTTCGACCTTCACGGCAAGGCGAGCGCTAACCCCGC